ATCAACAAACTAACTTTCTATACACGAATATACTTATTTTAAGCTTCATATGAAGCTTATATGAGCACTCAATTAGCTTAGCTAGTATGTTAGCCTAGCTCCATTTTTTAAGCTCATATGAAGCAAATATTCTATATTAGAGAATTATAATTATATAGCTGTGTCTTTCCTTTATATTATATAGTATAGTTAACCAAAGTAAATCTTACCGAATAAAGGTATTAAATGAGTATCGCCTGGCTAACAGCTGTAATAGATTGGGACACCTGTAAACTTCAATATGAAGTACTGGGGGACTCTCTCGAACGTGTTGCAGAGACCCATGAACTCTCTGTTGATGCTGTACGACGTGTTGCTAAGGAAGAGGGATGGGTTCCAATAGACCCCAATGCTTCGTCACTCCAAGAAATGACAAACTACCTCTCCGATGTGCGACGTTCGCTCCAAGTCAAGCTAGACCTCGCTTCTCTATACCGAGAGATCGAGCTATTCCCAAAAGTCACTGAGATAGAAGATTCCTTGGTCGGAAAGATTCAATCGGCCCTTTCCAATATTGATACCACTGACCCTCGTAGCGCTGGTGCCCTTAGGGCTTTGGGGCAGTCCCTGTATGCTATTGCGGATCGCAAGAACCGTTATACTTCAGAAGATGAGTTGGGCTCTGATGATACAACCTATACAGTTGAAATTGTCAAGGCTGCGGATAAAGCTATTGCGCGGGCTGAGACAGTCCCGGTGAGAGCGCTGCCAGGCAATGCCTAAGATTCAACTACCTGAAAAGCTGCACCGTATGCTGACTACGGATGCACGCATAATTGTGCTTATTGGAGGACGAGGATCCGGCAAGTCAGAAAGCACAGCTCGCGTTAAGTTGATGAAGGCGCAGACAGAGCATGCTGACGTGCTCTGTGGACGCGAGTTTCAGAACTCAATTGAAGACTCGGTGCATAAGCTTTTCAAAGGGCTTATCTCGTCGATGAGCCTTAGAGGGTTCCGGGTTACTGATAAAAAGATCGATTGTCGTGGAGGAGGCGGGTTTCGGTTTAAAGGTTTTGCGAGAAATTCTGGCGCGATTAAGTCGGCCCAGGATTTTAAATACAGTTGGATCGAGGAGGCTCAGGACTTAAGTCAAAAGTCAATAGATGACCTTCTACCTACTATAAGAGCTGCTGGTTCCAAGCTATTCTTTACGGCTAACCCCCAGTCCTCCGCCGATCCATTTAGTAAACGGTTTATCGTGCCCTATCTTGCTGAGTTAAATGCTCACGAAGTTTATGAGGATGACATGCACCTCATAATCAAGATTAATTGGCGGGATAACCCTTGGTTTCCAATTGAGCTTGAGCAACAACGTTTATGGGACTTGGAGCATATGTCGAGAGCTAAGTACGATCATATCTGGGAAGGCGAATTCAATGACTCTGTTGAAGATGCACTTATCCAGGCAGATTGGTTTGACGCTTGTATTGATGCTCACCTTAAGCTTGGCTTTGAAGCTCGTGGACTACGAATGGCAGCACACGATCCCTCGGATGAGGGAGAGGATACTAAAGGCTATGCGTTACGGCATGGCTCAGTCATTCAACGTGTTGAAGAACGTACCACCGGAAATGTTGATGAGGGTTGTAATTGGGCGACAGGTATGGCCCTGAACGACACTATTGATGCCTTCACGTGGGATTGTGATGGCATGGGTGCTGGCTTACTTGGTCAAGTGAATCAAGCCTTTGAGGGTAAACATACAAGGTTAGCGGCATTTAAAGGCTCTGAGGGCCCTGACTTCCCTGATGCAGTGTTTGAGTATGAGGAAGAGAAAAATCGGGATAACCAAGCGCAGCAGCCAAAAACGAATAAACAGACGTTGAAGAACAAGCGGGCCCAGTATTACTGGGAGCTGCGGAAACGAATTCTGAATACTTACAATGCTATTGAGCGAGGAGTCTATTGGGACCCTGACAAAATGATTTCATTTTCATCTGAGATACCTTTGCTGAGTGCTTTACGATCTGAGTTATGTCGGATTCCTGTGAAGCCAAATGCTAATGGTCTTATTCAGTTATATACTAAAGATGAGATGAAGACAAAGTTTAAGATTAAGTCTCCAAACTTAGGTGATGCAGTAATGATGTTGATGCGGCAACCCCATGTTATGCAAGTAGCAACTACAGGTATGCCGCAGCCGATCCGACCAATAGGGAGGCGATAATGTTTGAGGGTCTTAAACATGAGATGTTTGGGACTATGACTCCTGAGCAGGAACGGGTGCAGGCTGAGCAAGAGGCTCAACTTGGGTATCCTGTGCCTGGCCTTGAACAACCTATGCTTGATCCAGTTGACGCAGCCGCCGGCGGCCTTTCGTCTCTCCCGAAGGGCATCGCGGCTGCGTTAGCTGATGTTGGAACAGATGTCTTCATGGGCCTTACTATGGACGCTGCGCAGAATCAAGAGATTCTTAAAGCAGCTTTTATAGGACCTAGAGGTATGAAGACTTTAGGTATTGATGCTGCTAGGGACCTTGCAGGCCAGTTTAGTAGCCGTCTAGACCGGATTCCACGTAAAGAGGTGGCAGACCTTAAGCTTAATCATTCTTTTGGTCGGAATCCAGATAAAGACGTTTGGTCTGAGGAGCTTTTAGGAGACGTTACAAACTTTGAAGGCTCAGACCTTCAGAAAGCTTATCCTGAGATGTCGGCACTTAAAGTAATGCCAGACTATGGGATTGGTGGAGCTTTTGAGCCTGCTAAAGGCCGGATTGAGATAGGCTCAGGAGCTTTAGGGTCTGATCAGCAAGGAACATTGGCCCATGAGACTCAGCATGTTATTCAATTTGTTGAAGGTATGCCGCGAGGCGGAACTCCAGACTCTAAAGAGTGGCTAGACTACTTTAAACAATTACATACAGCTAAAGTAGGGGCTGCACTAGAACTTGAAGATATATTTGATGCTTATGGCAAAGACTTAACTAAGATGCCTAAAGAAGTTGCTGATGAGGTTAAGTATCTGCAAGAAGGCATAAACTTTGCAGATGATACTTTAAATAAGCTTAGCCATGACAATCACTTTGAGAATTATCGCAGGCTAGCTGGAGAAGCTGAGGCGCGAGATGTCTCAGCGCGTAGAAAGTTACCAGAAGACTTAAAATCAAGGGTTCAGCCATTCTCGTCTTATGATCGTAGAATGGGAGAATCTGTACCACCAAAGCTTGATGAACTTATCATCAAATATTAAGAGGAATCTATGTTGACTCTAGAAGAACTAAAAGAGATGCACGACAAGGCATTTACTGGCGAAGTCAAACTACGCGGGAACGAGCCTGTGATGACTTAGTTTTTCACTGGGTGACGCAGTGGGATGAAGGAATTCTTGATGCGACTCAATTATCGTATCGTGGTGAGTTTGATATACTCCGGAAAGCAACCCGAGGCATTCTAACTGACCTCGATAATAACCCAGTACAAGTTGACTTTGTGCCTGAGTCAGAGGACTCTGATGACTCGGCGGACTTATTGGACGGAATGTATCGGGCAGATACACACCAGAATTTAAGTGTTGAAGCCTTTATGAATGGGGATACTGAGGCTGTTGTCTGTGGAATGGGCGCTTGGCAATTTTATACTGATTATGAGTCATTAAAGAATTCCAGCAATAATCAAGTAATTCATCGTAAGCCAATTCATGAGGCCAACTCAAGGGTCTTTTTTGATCCTAACGATCATACCCTTGACAAGTCTCAGTCAGACTATGTTTCTGTTTTGACTCCATACTCTGAGGATGGGTATAAGAAGCTTTATGAAGAGCTGACAGGGGACGAGCTTACCACTGTAGTTATGGAGTCTTTTAAGAACCCTGAGATCTCTTATGCTTTCCCGTGGTTAACTGGTGAGAGTAAGAAAATTTGGTTAGTTGAGTTTTATCATAGAAAGCTTGTTGATGATACTCATATCACTTTCACAGATCCTATGGGTAATGAAATTACAGTCTTAGGGTCAGATCTTAAAGACCAGGAAGATGGACTTATTGAGGACGGTTATGAACAGATAGCAGAGAAAGACATTGAACGGTATCAGGTAACTAAGTACATTGCTAGTGGTGCTGAGATTCTTGACACTGAAGACTTTCCAGGCGAGCATCTTCCTGTAATTCCTATTTATGGTGAATATGCGGTAGTTGAGGGCGAAGAGCATTATGAGGGTGTTACACGGTTGGCTAAAGATCCGCAGCGCCTACATAACTTTCAGATGAGTTTCTTGGCAGATATTGCCGCGCGGTCACCGCGAGAAAAACCCATCTTCTACCCAGAACAAGTAGCTGGCTTTGAGCACATGTATGATCCTGCAGGGGCTGATAATAACTTCCCTTATGTTTTAGTTAACCGTACAGGGAATNACGGGGCACCTATTCCGCCAATGCCTATCGGGGTTATACCAGCTCCTACAGTACCTCAAGCCTTGATTACCTCTTTAGAGATGTCAAGACGAGCTGTTGAAGATGTGGCAAATGCTGGTGTGCCTGAGAAAATGCCGGATAGAGAAATTTCAGGTAGAGCAATTTCATTACTACAATCGCGAATTGATATGCAAGCAGCTGTATATCAAAAGAATCGTAAACATGCACGGCGTCGTGATGGTGAGGTCTATGCGGGTATTGCTGCGGCAATTTATGATGTGCCACGAACAGTTGAGACTATGGGGCCTGATGGTACTCGTAGAAAAGTTCAGACTATGGACATGGTGTTTGATAAAGATAAGAATGACTTTGTCTTATTGCGAGACCTTAACAATCAAGAGTTTAAGGTGTACTCTAAAATCAGTGCAAGTTATGCTTCGCAGAAAGAAGAGACGCTAACTCAACTCGGGTTAATGATTCAAGGATTGGCTCCTGGAGACCCAATGGGGAATATCCTTAGACTTAAACAATTACGTCTTATGGATGGTGTCGAATTTGATGATGTACGGGACTATGCTAAACGTGAGCTGCTTACTATGGGTATCATTAAACCTGAGACTCCTGAAGAAGAGCAGATGGTTCAGCAAGCACAGCAACAAGCACAGCAGCCTGGAGCTGATATGGTTCTTGCTCAGGCTGAGCTTCTTAAAGGCCAAGCAGCCCAAATGGATGCCCAAGTTAAACAAGCGGCAGCACAAGCTAGTGCAGCTAAAGATAATGCTAAAGTTCAGATTGATGGCTTTAATGCGCAGACTAAGCGCTTTGATTCACAAATTAAGGCTCAAGAGGCTGGCGCGGATATTAAGAAAACTTCGACAGAGGCCTTTGGTGAGAACTTGGATAACCAAGCTAAGCTTATCCAGCTTACTAAGCCTGAAAATATGTCTGATGAACAATTGTTGCAAGTCGTGTTTGGAGCGTAGAGCTCAATGTGCTGCTACACTTAGCAGTTATACAGAGGCGAACTGGTTAAACGCAAGGCTGCTTGTGGCTTAACACAAGTTTTACCCAACAGTCGGGGGAAAGGACTGGTTATGTCAGTAAAGAAAGTGGTGAATGGTGAGTTGGTAGACGAGGGCGAGCAGGAACTGGAGGCTGAAGTTAATGAGACTGAGGCGGACCAAACCAAGGTGGACGAAACCGAGGTGGAGGAAACTGCAACTGAAGAAGTTGAGGGCACTGAAGATGAGGGCGATGAGGAGGAAGAAACACCTCTTTGGCTAACTGAGGAAACTGAGGACGATGATAGTTCTTCAGAGTCTGACTCGGTTCCTGTGGCCAAACATATCGACCTCAAGCGTAAACTCAAAGGGGCTCTTAAGGAGTCGAACGAGGAGCTAGAAGCTCTTCGTAAAGAGAACGCTAAGCTCCGGCAGCAGTCTTTTACTGAGGTAGAAAAACCTGTCCGGCCAAAAGTTGATGACTTCAGCACTACTGCTGAGTTTGACATCGCTCTTGATGGTTATGAGCAAGAACTTGTCAAGTTCAATGCTAAAGTTATCCAGCGTACTGCTGAGCAATCAGCGAAACAGGAGGCTTACTCCAAGAAGCTCGCTATTGATGTAGACTCTCATTATTCACGTGCAGAAGAGTTAGTTAAGAAAGCTAAGATCGAGCCTGAAGTGTTTCAGCAAGCTGATCTTCAAGTGAAGAGGGCAATCGAAGAACTTTACCCCGAGAAAGGTGAGGCCACTTTTAATCACCTTGTCTCTATGGTCGGGGAGGGCTCAGAGAAAGTTGCTCTTTACTTGGGGCGGAACAAGAAGGCGCTCAAAGGGTTTACTGACGCCCTTAGAGAAGATACTAGTGGGCTTAAGGCTATGCTTTATGTCGGAAAACTGACAGAGCGGATCAATGGAAATGTATCTAAAACTAGTCGAGCCCCGAAGCCAAATAAGCAACTTAAGTCGGGAGGACCGACGATGCGTGCATCTGCAGCGCTTAAGAAATATAATGAGGCGCACAGTAAAGGAAATGGTTCCCAAGCGTATCAAATTAAGAAAGATGCTAAGGCCGCGGGTGTCGACACATCAAAGTGGTAGGAGTTAAATAATGAGTCTAACGACTGGTAAAATTGCTGAGGTGATGTTCGAGAACGCAAAAGAGTCTTATGAACATCAAATGCAGATGCTGAATCTGGTTACTCGTGAAGAGCCAGAGGCAGGCATGATGCAGAATTCTGGAAACGTTGTCTGGCGCCCGCGTCAACAGCATGCACCAATCATTTCTGGTTGGGACTTGACGGGTAAAGAGACTGGGATCATCGAAGAAACGTATCCTTCAATTCTGGGTACCCCTTCGAATGACTTCGTTGAGCAACGGGCTGATGACCTGCGTACTCGGACTTTCTGGGAACGCCGGGGCAAACAGTCTGGTTTGCGTCAGGCTACTGAGTTGAACAAACTGCTGTCCAGTGCTATTGCTTTGCAGGGCTCTTTGTTCTACCGTTCAAATGCCACCTCTGGCTATGACTTCATTGCTGAAGCTCAGGCCCAAATGAATGAGCGTCAACAGGTCAATAACGGTCGTACGTTTATGTTGAATGACCGTGATTTGCTGACTTTCGGTTCTGACCTTGCAGCTCGTCAGACTCTCCAAGGGCGCTCTGAAAGTACTTGGGCAACTGGTCAGATTGGCCAGAATGTTGCTGAGTTTGATCTTTACACTGCCTCGTTCTTGCCGAACCTTGCTGGTGGTGCCGACCCTGCAACTACTGTAACAGGTGCCCAAAGCTTCAAGCCTGAAGGTGGCTCGGTCAATACTACTACTGGCGTTGTGACTAACGTCGATTGTCGTATTGCTTCAATTCCGGTTGCAGCTTCAGCAGGTTACAATGTTGGTGATAAGGTCACTATTGGCGGCCTTCATGCTGTCGGTCTGGCAGATAAGACTGACACAGGTCAGTTGATGACTTTCACTATTGTTGGAAAACCTGATGGTACCACTATTCAGGTTTATCCGAAACCCATTGCTGCCGATGATGTCGCTCTCAGTACTCTTGAGAAGGCTTATGCAAACGTTGATACCACGATTGCAAACCTCGATACCGTCAATCGTCTCAATATTGATACCACTAACAAAACCAACCTCTTCTTTGATCGTGAGGCTGTTGAAGTTATTGGTGGTAATATTCCTGCCGAGTTGTTTGCTCAATATGATGGTATGAAGGTCTTGACTGAGACCCTCAGTAACGGACTTACCATGTACATGGTTTATGATGGCAACATGGTGACCATGAACTTCCGTTATCGTCTGTTCGTCTGGTATGGCATTTACGGTATGCGCGCCACAAGCTTGTGGGGCTGCAGTAACTTTCTAATCTTAAAGGAGAGTGGCTTCGGCCACTCTCCATTTTAGGAGTGTAGAAATGGCAACTAAGTTGTTTAAAAATGGGAAAGCTATGTTTTTCCCTACAGATCAGGTGGCTAAGAACCTTGAGGCCGGCTGGACTACTGAAAAAGTTACTAAACCAGTTAAGCCGGTGGCTAAGAAGACAGCGGCCAAAGCTAAGGACTAATTATGTCAACACTCAAAGCGGATATCATAAATGGTGCATATAGTCGGATGAGGATCTCTGGCCTTACTAAGCTCCCTTCAGGCCCTGAGGTTACTAAAGCTTTAGTGCGTTTAGAAGAAATGATAGCCTCTTGGGGTGCTTGGAATATTGATCTTGGTTATAACTTTGAAGAAGTCCCAAGTGCTAGCTCAGCTCATGGACTTGCACTGGCTCATTTGGCCGGAGTTAAAAGTAACCTAGCCTTAAAACTTCTCTCAGACTATGGCAAAGACGCCCCTATGCCTCTCGTTGCGGAGGCCGGGGCGGCCTTTGCTCAACTCCTTTCATCAGTTAGTAAACAACCTGTAACGCAATACCCCGCGCGTATGCCAATTGGCTCAGGCAATAGGTGGGTAGATACTTGGCAGCGTTTTGCACAGAAGACAGAGACTCTTGAGCAGGACTACTCTGCTCAAGAGTTATTTACTGAAGACATTAAAGATTTTTACGAGGATCTTAGCTCTGCTTTACGAGCGGACAATACTGAGACTATATCTTCTTTTACTATTTCGGCTGAAAGTGGCATTACTATAGTTTCTAGCTCGCTAGCTTCCCCAGTAGTGAGCTATAGAGTTCAAGCGGGAACTACAGTTGACCCAAGGGTAGTGGTTACTATTATTGCTACAACTTCCTTAGGCCAGCGTATAACTAAGCAAATTTTCTTTAGTATCAAAGGACTTGATCAATGAGTGAAATAGCTCTACCCCTTATTAAGGGGGATAAAGTAGATACTAATGTGGATTATAGAGACGCATTACCTGTAAATATGTATGCCGTCCAAAGAGAGATTCTTGGGGCTAAAGGGTATATGCTATGCTTTCCTGGGCTTACTCAGGTAGCTACAGCCATTGGTGTAGATCGTGGAGCGGTTTTTAATGACCGGTTTACTAAGCATTATCGTGTCTCGGGAGGCCAGCTTGTCGATGTAGATGCTGCTGGCGTTGTTACTTCACTGGGAGCTATTTCAGGTAGCGCACAGTGCGCCATGCCATTCAGCTTTAATACTCAGTGTGTTATTACTGATGGTAATATGTACTTGTATGACGCCACCTCAGGTTTTCGACAAGTAACAGACCCTGAGCTTGGAAGTCCCTTAGATGCTACGTGGGTTAATGGATATTATTTCTTAACTGATGGTGAGTATATTTATCACACAGACATTTCCAATGAGGAGAGTATTGATCCTCTTAAATTCGCAACAGCTGAATTTATGCCAGATAAGAGTTTAGCCGTTGGTAAGACTACCGATAATAAAGTAATTGTCTTTGGTCGGCATTCTATTGAATACTTTGTTGACAGTGCCAACGCTAACTTTGCATTCTCTCGTATTGAGACCCGAGCACAGAAAATTGGGGTTGTAGCTACACATGCTAAGTGTGAAGCTGGGGGGACAGTGGTTTATAACAGGTAGTCGCCGAGGTGAATCTTTAGGTGTACATACTATAGGTATTGGTAGTACTCAAAAACTCTCGTCTAGAGAAATTGATAGAGTCTTATCACAATATAATGATAGTGATTTAGCCGATATGCGTATGGAAAGTCGCACAGAAGATGGTACGATTTTTGTCTACGTGCATCTTCCTAATGAGACTGTTGTTTTTAATGCTACAATCGCAAAAGTCTTTGGCCCTGAATACGCTTGGACTTTAATAAAGACTGGGACGGGTAACCAAGTTTATCGAGGAATAAATGGGGTCTTTGATACTCTCAGAGGCTACTGGGTATACGGGGATAAAACTGACAGTACGCTTGGTAAACTTGATAATACAGTTTTTGCTCAGTATGGGGCTAAGCAAGAGTGGTATTTATATACCCCCCTAGTCCAACTTGAGACCGCGTCTATAGACGAACTCGAGATTGAAGTACTCCCTGGGCATAATGTGACTGACGATGCTACCTTAGCTTTTTCATTGACTTATGACGGGGTTAGCTACAGCACGGAGTGGTGGGACCTCTACAGTGAAACTGGTGAGTACAACTTACGGTACCTTCAACGCCAGTTAGGGTATGTCCCTCATTGGGCCGGCTTTAGGTTTAGAGGTGTGACTACCTCACGTATGGCTTTCGCAAAAATGAGGTTAGCTTATGGCTAGTGAGACAACACTAGAGTTACTTAAAAGGGGGCTAGCTCTATCAGCTAAAGAGATCCAACTGTTAACTGGGTGGGCTGATGAAATGGTTGAGGACTACCTCAGTTTATTTAACAGCTTAGTCACTCTTGCTCAGACTATAGATCTAGGTGCTGTTTCAACTAATAGAACTGTTACACGAGTTTCTACTAGCCCATATGAGATCCTAGATAGTGATAATGATGTCTTCTTTGATACGACTGCAGGAGACATAGTCGCTACTTTACGGCCCGGGATTCAAGATGTTAATCATAGACTAGTAAATGTGGGTACAGGGAATAATAAAGTTTCTGTAACCCCTTTTGGGACTGAAAAGTTACTAGCAGTAAATGGTACTAAATACTTGTATGACGAAGAGACTCTTACTATAACTTTTGACGCTCTTTATGGATGGCACTAATGAGTAGACTTAGAAACATATGGTTACATGATGCCATTGGTACTCAAGTTCTTGCTGATGCAGGGGGTAACCTACCTATAGCTATAGGTGATGCTACTGGAAAGACAATGACTCTTGAGCCTAATGGAAGTCTTCCAGTAACTCTTCAAGATCAGACAACCCCAACGACTGTTGTTCCACTTAGTAAAGTATCAAATACCACCACAGTTGCGGCTTTAGGAGTAGTTGATACTCGCACGATACAAGTGACGAGCGCCACAGGCTTTATTGATGGGGCTTTTATTGTAATTGCCGATTTAGTAAATAACCGATATTATATAGGTTATCAAGTTGGAGCTATCTCAGGATTAACAGTTACTTTAGACACCCCGCTTGACTTTGCTTATGCTGTTGGGGCAACAATTACCAACGGCAATACAAATATGAATGTTGATGGAAGTGTTACACCACAAGTATTTGGCCTTAGAGTGTCTGATCCTGGCTTGCCCTTAACTGTTGATATAACTAGACTGATGTTTATTTGCACAACAACCTCGACTGTGGACTTGTCAAAGTTTGGTGATATTGCTGGCGGTTTAACTAATGGCATTGTTATTAGGCGGCGAGATGGGACATATAATAATATAGTTAATGCTAAGACTAACGCGGGTCTTAAAGGCATAATGTTTGACTTTGATATCCTTGAGAAGTCTAAGCCTTCACAAGGACAAGATGGGTTTGTTGGGCGGCTAACCTTTGCTGGTCAAGATAAGATGGGGGTCACACTACGGATTGGCCCTAGTGAGGACTTAGAGTGTATTATTCAAGATAATCTTACTAGTATAACATCCTTTACAATTATTGCTGAAGGCAGTGTTGTTATTGATTAAGCATAGGAGTTAACATGGCAGGATTGGAAAATTATAAAAATGAGTACTCTGGGCCCTCGTATTTCATTAAAGAGAATATGACACCAGAGGATTGGGCTGCTGCACAAGCTCGTGATTACCGGTATGAGGCTGGTGATGCTGGGTGGATAGACGCTACGCCACATTTCTTTAATACAAATCAAGAGTATCAAGGTCACATGGCAGGTCGTAACACAGTTATGCAGGACTTTGTAAAGCCCTTGTTGATCGGCGGAACCGCTCTTGTAGGGGGCTTAGCTGCTGCACCATTGTTTGCTGGCGCGGCAG